ATAATGGTCCTGGTAGTTCAACTATAAAACTTGGTGAATCCTCGACTACTACAACTTCAACAAGTACTACTGGCAGTACAACATCAACAACCAGTTCTAGCACTACAACTACAACCACCACTACAACTACAACTCAAACGTTTGATGGTGGTGAAGCAGCAACTTCAACATATTAAAAAAAACCCTACATACCAAAAAATATGCCGAGTTTTTTTTACGCTTTCCTGGTAAACAAAAGTCGAATTATATATGACGCTACTCTTGCATTGGACTACCAGTCCTGTACCTTGAGTTGACAATCATAGTTTCTAATTCGATAATGTAATTGGTATCAATCCACCGAGATTCTTTAATCTCATCCATAGCCATAGATGCTCTGCATCTCTGTTGTAGGTCACGTGCCTGTTCTACAGGTATAGGTGGTTGTTGATCATTATGTGAGAAAAAATCTCCTGACATGTATTGTGTTGAATTCTACACACTATTTTATATGAGAAAACCCCCATAAAGGGGGTTTCTTTATACTATCTTTCGGTTTGCTTAATTCTTTTTGACTTTTACTACTTTAAATTCTTGTGCTTCATAAGTAAAGTTTATTGCAACTCTTCTTGAATCATCAGGAGTTTCAACTGTCCTGTACTTAGTATTAGAATCAAACACCACTATTGTATTCTCTACACTAGGAACTTTACTACCATCTTCAAATTCTAAGTATCCATCATTAGTGTTAACGAATAACACTGCAACCTTATCATTACTATTAGTATTGATAGATGATCTCCCACTTATATAAGTATCCTTTACCATACCAACTTCTTTAACACTCTTCACACCCTTATTATAATTTGTGATACCACCCTTAAAATATGCTTCAACTTTATATGGTTGAACAACACCCAACTTTATCATAATAGGATCTAATATCACTGCAGTTGCTGCACAAATCTCTTCATCTTCTCTCGGCAACTGTCCCTTTGCAGAATAAAACAAGTGATTAAGAGTACCATCTTCCTGATAGAACCAAGGGCAATCATTATTCATCATATAAGATTGTAATCCCCTGAATTCTTTTTCAGGTAGAAAGTTATCAATAATATCCATTTAAAATCTCGGTATCTTTTGTACTAGTGGAAGGACTTCAGTCTCTACTTTCTCTGCAATCTTATCAACTATACTTATATCTATGTCCATAAAAGGTGGGATGATACCAAGTAATCTTAGTGTTCCATCTAAAAACAATGCCAAACAAGTAAAACCGAGAATCATACTAATAATAGTAGCTTCTCGGTTATGTTTTGCCATAGAGATTCTATCAATCTCTTTTGCTTCTGCGACAGCAGCCGCTATCATAAGATCAACTTCTTCTTTAGTGTAACAAAGACTTTTGATCTTCTCTTCTGTCATGGATTACCCTCCATCAATGTCACATCCTATGACACTACCACCAACTATTCCAAGAGGAATTGCCCACCAACGTCCATCTCCTTGAGATAGTGCTGCTGCAGCACCTCCACCTAAGATACCACCAAGAACTGCTCCATCACTACACTCATTACCGTCAGGTGATGGTGGTCTTTGATAGATTGGTCTTGGTTCTCTTTCTCTAGGGGGTGATGATCTCCATGGCCTACATGGTACTTCAATAGTATCATGCCATGACTTAACATATCCTGGACTGTTTGCTGTGCCAGGAACATACTCTTCTCTATATTCTTTGCGTATACATTTTCTCGATGAAGACCAGCCTGGTTGTGACTCGTACGCTTGAGCACTGCCAGCAATCAGAAATGGAAACAATAATAATGGTGCTAGTTTCATAATTCTCCTGTTAATATGATTATTATAACAGCAAAAGGAGGATATTAAGTCCTCCTTGTGCCAGTTTATAATCAGTCCTCCTCTGCTAGTGATGCAAAGTATGACAATGTATCCTCACTATCAGCACTTGGAGAGGCAGTTGATACCTTCTCTCTAAAGTCTGATACTTCTTTACCCCAATTAGCAGGTACTACTTCTTCTTCACTCTCATCAACAGCAACTGGTGCTGGTCTTGGTGAAGACTTACCTAAAACAAGACTCAATCTTGCCTTTAGTTGCTCATAACTCTTAAAGTTCTTAGCATCTTCAAACTCTGCTAGGGAATAACCCTTCTTCCAGATCCCTTCCAATTCTTCATCACTAAATCCACCTAGAGTAGCAGGTGCTGCGAACTCTGACTTATCATAGTTCCAGTATCCATCTACCTTTCTGATCTTAACTTTAAAATCAGCACCCTTCCAGAAATTGAATGGGTCTAGTGGTGTCTCGTCAGCAAATGCAGGTTGCATTGCTTCAACAAGTTTGTCAAAGATCTTCTTACCATACTTATAAAGGAATACTCTTCCTTCATTCTCTGGGTGTGCAGGATCTGACACAACATAGATGTTAGAGTAGTAAGAAAGCTTACGCTTCTGTACTCTAGCAGTTGCTTTGTCCTGTTCACGACCACTGTTCCAAAGTTCTCTGTTCAGTTCTCCAACAGGATCATCCTTACCAATAGTAGTAAGAGAGTTCTCGATGTACCACTGACCACCAGGTCCTTTGAAGGAGTGTGACCAAATCTTTGCCCAAGGCATGTCCTCTCCATCTGGAGCAGGAAGGAATCGGATAACGGCATAACCGTTTCCTGATTTATCCAACTCAGGTTTCCATAGACGCTCATCAGCACCTGTAGTCTGAGGTTGGTTTAGTTTTTCTATCTCTTGTGTCAGTTTACTAAGAGTACTACCTGCAGAGGCAGCTTTCTTTAGTGAAGCAAATGACATAATCGTATTCTCCGTATTGAGTGTGTATTTGATTGCTACTGTGTAATCGTAGCATACTATTTAGGTAAGGTCAAGCTGTGATTTTTCTGCTTTTCCTAACGTGTCTACCATAGCATCCATACAGTCCAAGAGACTCTTGTATCCGAATGCTTGAGACAAGGCATCAATCCTTGTTCTCATGTCTGCTGCCTCGGCATCTTCCTTAGCAGCAAGAGACAGTCTGAAATAGAATGTCTTCTGCTTATCAATGAGTACCTTACAACTTTCTATATGCTCTAACCTATCCTCCTTTGACATGGTAGGTACTTGGTTAGTCACAGATGCTATCTCTTGATACGTGTTGAATATATCCTGTAAATTTTCCTGAACTTGATCTGATTTAAAAAAAGTCATAAAGGTAATACTCCTTTCGATGATTGTTTCATATAATTTAATCGTTGAGCTTCATACTTCAGTCTTTCTTTGAGGGGTTTAGCTAACAGTTTAGGTACTGTTTCCAATTCAATCTCTTTCTCTTGACAGTATGTTACTACTGCTTCGATGTAAGTTATTAATCCATTACTGTCATGTACTAATCTCTCAATCTCTTGAGAGAATTTAGTAGGGGTTAGAAATTTATCTTCTAATACGTTTTCTTTAGGCATTTTTTCCCCTAACAAAGTCTTCAATGTAGGATTTGAGTAGTTGTAGATAGTCATCAAGATTGTACTTCTGAAATACTTGTACAGACCCATCTTCAACCGCAATGAGTGTGACAATTTTCTTTACCTCAATACCTGTGAGTTCGAGGAACATCGCTGCGTATGCAGTCTCTTGAACAAAGTAATGTTCAACCCAGTCCTCTTTCTTTTCTTTAGTTGAGGTTTTAAAATCAATTACTGCTAACTCACCATCAAACTCTGCAATGCAGTCTACACGACCAGCGAGTCCGAGGTAATGTGAGTATAGGAAAGTTTCCAAACAGTGTATGTTATCAATGCGATCAAGAGTAGTCTTGGCCGACTGAAACATTCTAACAGATAATGGATTATTTTCCAAGTACTTTTCAATATTTAATTCATCTTTAATATAATCCTCAGTGATACTGTGGAATGCAGTACCTCTTTGTGTTGCTCTAGCAGTAATTTGATTAGCCTCTAACTCACCTACTCTCTTTCTCCAACTTGCGAAGAATGCTGCGTTCTTAAACGATGTGATTGAGGTAACACTCGGATAGTATTTATCCGCACCAGGAATAGGATAGAACCTTACTCCATCCTCATTTATAGGTTCGACTTCAATCTCCTTAAGAGGTGCATCAACAAAGGTAAAACTCATTTAGAAACCTAGATTATATTTTGTGATAAGGTATTGTTTGACTAGACCAGACCTTACGATGTCATCTATGCCAAACTCAATGCA